CTTTTATATAATAACATATTTTTTTCACAATTTCAATACTTTTTGATAATATTTTTTACAATTTTTTGAATTTTTGCTTGACTTTCCACGAAATTCGTGGTATAATATAAGAGTAGTGAGGAGGTGAGGAAAACGGAAGCTAAAGACATTTTCGAAATTGCCTTTGCTGTGTGGGCTAACACGGTAAGCACAATCAATTTGGTTGTGCATTTAAAAGGCAAAAAGAAAACCGCTCCGAGAAAGTCCAGCAAACGAAATCGGAAACGGTAATGGGGACGGGGCGGAAACGCCCCTGACCTTGTGTCTTTAGTATAACCCATGTGAAAGAAAAAATCAATACTTTTCTTTCAACAATGAATAGGAGGAATCAAAATGACGGTTAAGGAAGCTCGTAAATCCGTTGGCTTAACCCAAAAAGGATTATCTGAATGGCTCGGTATTCCTCGGCGCACAATCGAGGATTGGGACGCCGGAAAAAGCCAACCGAAAGAATGGGTTGAAAAATTGCTCATCGAAAAAATTCTGACCTATAAAGAAACAGAATAGCAAAAAAGGCGGGGATTGCTCCCCGCCCTTTTTCTTTGTCTGCGGCTATCCGTGATAATCCACAAATCCGCATTTTTGCTTGTTTGTGCCGTTTACTTTATATAGCACAAGATACATACCGTCAATTCTACCTAAACAATAGCAGCTTTCGTATTTATCTATACTGCCTACTCTTGTGCCTTTGGCGGTATCGGCATAAACCGTTTCCGCTGTGTTGCCGTTCTTCCAAGCTCTTGATTGCGGAGGAGCTCCGTTCAAGCCGCCAGCATAAGCCACAAATCCTGCCTTGTGCGCTTTGCCGCCGTTAATTGAATACACAATTAAGTAACAGTTGCCTGCCTTGCTGTAACACTGAGCTGTACTTCTTGCGTATACAGTGCCGATTTTATTCGTGCAATCATTAACAGCATATACTGTTTCGGGTGTGCTTCCATTGCGCCAAGTTATAGGCGTGGGATAGCTTCCGCTTGAATCGCTTGAAGTGTTGCCGGAGCTTTGCGCAACCTTGCTTGGGTCTCTCGGTCGGAGCACTCCATATACACCTGAATATGAGTGCTTAACCTTTTTCATCGGCTTTCCGTTCCAATTTTGGTCGTAAGAATAGAAGCTGTGCGTATCGCCTTCGCCTGTGGCTATTGCTATGTGTCCGCAACCGTGGCCTACGGAATTGTTCCATACAACTATATCACCACGCTTAGGAACAAACTGCGCCGTATTTTTGATTTTATCGAAATTCGCTTTAAGCGGTGCATGCAACGCAAAGTTAATCCAATAGAACCGAGCATTGCCCCAACTTCCTGCCGTAACACCGAAAACATCGTGCAAATAAGCCTTGATAAGGTCTACACATTGAACGCCGTATGCGCCGTCGTAGTCGGTTGATTTGCCAAGATACTTGCTAACAAATTCAGAGTAGTTCATTTTCACACCTCCGGGAGCAGTATATTTTCAATTTCAGCCCGCACTTCAAGCGTGTGGATGTAATTACCCATATGCATTTTTTGCTCTTTGAGAAGTTCCAAAGAACATTGCGGCTCAAAATCAAGCGTGCCCGCTTCATATTTAGTTGTCATTCTATGAAGCTTTTTATATCTGATTTTCGTTTGCACATATTCAGCCACAAAGCGTTTTTTGTAATCGTCACTGAACATCATTTCAACTGTATCACACAATCTAAAATTCATCATTCACCCTCCGTTTCATTCGCTCTTGGTGCTTCATATGTAAGAGCCTGAGTGCTGTCGCTTACGCCTTTGGTTGTCGGGTCGGAAATGATACCGATTGCCGCAGGTATCATAAGTACAAGCGTTGCTGCATTCATTATATCGGAAGCTGCCACGCTCGTTTTAACGCCGAACAGATTAAGAATAGCAAAAACGGCTACAATTACGGCTGATATAATGCCAAGCCACCAAGAGCCGCTTTTTAATCTGACTTTCCAATTGATTTTCATTACTTTTCCTCCTTGTGTTCAAGAGCAGATATTCTGCCCTCGTGGTTGTTGATTTTTTCGCCCTGCTCATCAAGGCGTTCAAAAATCTCTTTGTGACGGCTTGAAGCCTTGACTTTGATTTCGTTTGTTTCTTTTTCGTTCTGCTCAATGCGGTAGATCAAATTCTTAATCTCGCCGCCTAATTGAGTCATAGCTTTTGTGTTCTTCATTAGTGGAGCCGCCACTGTGCCGATGAGGCCGACTATGACAACAATAACCGTTACTATGTTCCACTCAGTCATTCCTCATCCTCCCTATGCCTTGAAGATGTTTGTGGTATGTTTTTTTCGTCGACTTCCACAACTTCACCATTGATGACTGCTTTAATCATAATCAACACCCCACATCCTAATTATTGTCCCCTTTGGAATTTGTTTTGCCGCTGAAGCGTTATCATCCCAAAATCTAAAATAATTCATTTTATCATATACCGTATTTGCACTTTGAGCTGCGCTTTTTTTGCTATAATCACCTTGTGCACCATAAGAATTTAACCCTGCGGCGTTCATGAAAGCATGGCACTCAAAAAATGGAATTGAAATAGCAGAAATCAGCGTTTCACATGTCGGTGAATATGTCGAATATGAAGCATTGTTTGACAGCATAATTGAAGTTGCATAGTATTTGGATTCGGTATCTTCCGGATCGACTACTATTTCTTCGCGAAATGCAATAGTCGGATATTGCATGCCTGTACTAAGGCTACTGCTGATGGGAATTGACAAGATCACCTTACACTTCTTAAGCTCAAACGGATTACCGTCCTTATCTTGTTTAAACTCGACGAAGGCAACATCAGATGGCACTGTATAATCAATAATTTTGCGCCAATTATCGGTTTTTTCGAAAAAACCGTTTAACGCTTTAATGCGCACACTTCTTGTCCCGTTAAAAGTTTCAGCAACAAGCACTTCATCACCATTAACCGATGACAATTCTGGATAATTATTTATTTTTCCCATATTAAATTAACCCCCCTTAAAATCCAATAACATAACGCAAAACGAAAGCTGAATTATTGTAAGACAAAACACCATGACCGGCTGCTGTATTATTTGCATGACCTGTTATTGTTGAATCGGATATATATAAGCCTTTCAACCCAAATACCGAAGCCAATCCACCGAACATCGGAAATTTAACATTCATCTTTCCTTGTCCTAACAGAACTTTGGGATATACGAAGCAATGAACATCATCATTATTTACTCCTCCGCTCCCATATCCCGAAAATACTAATATGATTCCGTGAGGCTGCGAACTAATCGGTGCCTGTAATGTAATTACATGTGATGCGCTCATATGATATCCACCTGACCATAGGATTTGATTGCTTTTTAGATTTTCGATTTCCGCCCCATATCCGTTTAATTTTCTTATGCTATCAGCATTGTTTGCGATTTGCTTAAATGCCGCAGACAATGACTGCACCGTTTCGCATACCATTGTTACGCTGTCAATCGCTGTGCCGTTAATACTGACGGTAAAAAGCGGCATTTCGTGATACAATGCACCATTGCGAATATCTGCTTGCGTAACTGTTGGTGCAGTTGGTGAAACAGCTGCTTTGCCCGAAAGCACTTTTAATTCTGCTGATTCAATACCGGCTTCGGTTTTTGAATAACATACTACGATAATATCAATTCGATTTAATCCGGATTGACCGGCGGCGATTGTTACTTTATCGGTTGCCTGAATTCTCACATGTGTTCCTTGAATTACAACTTCCCCTTCCGAAAGTTGAATTACATTATTGTCAAGCAATGTTGCCTTGAATTTGGCAGGGTTATCCCCTACCAAATAATCATTATCACCGATAATTGCTTTTTGCAAAGCTGCCGCATCATCTGAAGTAATATGCGGTGTTCCCGTATGTGCGGTTATTATTTTAGCCATTACTTCCACCCCCTATTTCGTATGAAATACTTTGATTTCTGTTGCTTATTTTGACTATTTTTCTTGTAACAGGTTGTGCAATACTCATACCTGTTATATAATCTCTACCACCGACAATATCGCCGAGTTCTAATTCAACATCACCTTTAATTGTCATTGAATATTTGTCAGCTGCATTGATTTCTGCAAACTTCTTCACTGCATCTGCTGCAAAGTCTTCTGTTGATGTATTATCATACAAGTACACCTTGACATTATCGCCCTTCGGTATTGCGCTGACCTGCGTTACAGCACCACCCGCATCACAACGAAAATAAAGCACTTGCCTTTTGTGAAGTTCACCTTTGCCAAGTGCTATCATATAGTTATATTTGTTTGTAACTTTTTTGATTTTGAAATTGATATTGTTGTCTTGCGAAAATTCAATATCTTGTGAATAATCAACAATCGGTTTTGACGATAGTTCAACCGAAAAATCATCTTTCGTCCTGATTGCTTTAATGATCAACCGTTGATTGACTGATGCAAGCATTTTTGTTAAGCCGTCAAGCAATGAACAATAACGGTCAAATTGAAAATTTTTAATTTCTGCACCTGTGTCAAGGCTTGATACGCTGAAAATTGTGCTTGTAAACGCCATTTGTATCAGCGATTTGATGCATTCGTTTGCTTCACCGTTAATTATGCGGTAATCTTCACCTTCAGGCGGTTCAATGTATTTCTTCTTCATCATTCCCCTAAAGGTATCGCCGGTAAACGTGATTTTATTGTCTTTGGTGCTGATTTCAGGGTCATCCAAAACGCCGCCATATTCAGTGCCTATACAATATAAGATATTTCCGCTTGTGTGAACGGTTTCGTCATAATCCGTAAGCGGAACAGACATTTGAAAATCATCTTCCGAACCAACATCAAAATCAAGACTTGTGCCGCCGTCAAGGAAGCACAAGTCTTTTTTGTTCGCATCTGCAACTATAAAATCCATACTTAATCACCTGCCGTTTGTACGCTGATAGGTTCATTAGCACTATCTCTAATATATTCACCATTGGCATCAAGTAAGTAATATTTATTGTTTACCACCTCAATATCGGTAACATCAGATGCGCTTGCAACGGTATAACTCCATTCAGGTTCTGACCGCTGTTGAATAATGACAAGATTAAACGAAAACTTGTTATTCCAATGAATCTGTTTGTTACCGCTTGGAATAGGTTCAAACACGGATACTTGCTTATTTCGGCAATTAAAATAATTCTCTTTATTGCCATTTGCCGAATACTTGTAAATTTTCCGTGTTGAGCTGTTAACCTCGAGGCGTTCACCCTCACTTAATATGCAGTTAAATGAATAAGTGTAATCACCTATTTCCACAGTTGGGTTTTCGCAAGCCCCATAAATATTAAGAATGAATTGACAAGGAAAGGCGTACGGGTTAATCAAGGTATTTGTTGCAACCGGTTGCACCTGAAAGTCAATAGGATAATCAAAATCGAAATCAACATCTGCATCGCCGACAACATTTGTTATCGGTTCAAACGGAAGAGCAGTGGATTTAACCCATTCGGACTTATCCGTTACAACGGAGAATTCTGTTTTTAAATAGCTTTCACTATTTAAATACTTAGTGTTTTTTGCGCCATAAAGCCAACATTCCATGTAATAACCGTTAACATACAACTTACCTTTTTTACCGGCAAGAATATCCTTTTCAGCGATCTCGTATGCCTTATTTCGCAACTTACGGGTTTTCTCGCCCGAGCCGGATAAAAAAATCACGGGCAATTTTTTTGTTTTTATGCCCCGTATAAATCCGGTTATTATGTTATTGGAACTTTCATAACTCCATTCATAATCCCGTAAATCGTTATAGCAGGCATAAATTCCATCCATACCGAAATTGATTTTTTCACCAAAATTGTTTAGATAATAAAATTTGTCAAGCATACTTTCTCACCAACCTTGCCAATTCTCTTTCGTCAAACTCGATGCCCATTGTTTGAAGCGCTGCAACGATTCTGTTATACAGCTCACTGTCAATATGATTAAGCACTGCAAGAATTTTATCAAGCACCACATAAATATTGTTGTTTGAATCCGATACAGCCCTGTCAATCATATTCATCAGGCTTTGGGTTCCGACAACGGTTTCACTTCCGGCTTCGCCGCCCCCCATTAACTGGCCACTCGGATTTACGCCGAAGATAGTCGGCTTATTCATAATCATACCTTCATCCATGGCCTTAGCATACCAATCAATAGAGAATTTAGGTACTTTAGGTGGATTTAAGGAAAATTCACCGTCGACTTTGAAATGCGGAAGCTTTAAATCAGGAAATTTAAGCTTCAGCTTGTCAAAAAACCATTTAATGGCATCAAGCCCTTTTTGAACGGTGTTTTTAGCATTGTTAATAACATTTGAAATAGTGTTTTTAATACCGTTAAATACATTTGACACAATATTTTTGACACCATTGAAAGTGTTACTGAATATGCCCTTAATCCCATTGAGAACATTAGAAACAACATTTTTGATACCATTCCAAATGGTTACAAATATATTTTTAACGCCGTTCCAAGCACCTTCCCAATCGCCTTTAATTATTGCCGTAACAACGCTGATAACACCTTTAATAACATTCATAGCTGTTGTTATAACTATTTTTACATGATTTAAAATAGTTTCTATGAATATTCTGATATTTTCAAACGCTATTTTAAGTGGCGAAAGCATACCTTCGGCACCGCCGAAAATAGCTTCGGCACCGTTAAGCAATGAATTAACAATGCACATGATAATATCAGGCACTGCTTGGGCTAAAGATATAATTATATCGGGAATCGCTTTAACAATTTCAAGCAATAATTGAACCGCCGCAGAAAGAAGGGCATTATTGCCATCTGTTAATGCATTGATAATAGTTGTTATTATATGCGGAACATTATCATTCAGTGCCGCTATAATGGTTGGGAGAGCATCAATTATACCCATAAACAGCTGAACAGCACCTTCAATGATTTGCGGCATCGCATTGATTAAGCTATATACAACCGTTTTGATGATATCGTCTAAATTGTCCGAAATAGCATTTACAACCTGTGGTATTGCTTCAACGATTCCCAAAAAGAATTGAACAGCAGCGTCTATCAACTGCGGCATGCTATCCATTAACGCAGTGATGATATCATTAACCAAATTCAACACTTCGATAACTAATTGCGGTAAAGTATCGGTTATTGAATTAAGTATAAGCGGAAGCATTTCTACTATGGCGTTAATCAGATCGGTTCCGATGGTTGAAATTGTCTGAAGCAAAGTCGGCAACATACCGATTATCGCAGTCAATATGGTGGGCAACATTCCTGTTATTGTGTTAATAATATCTGGAATTAAATTTACAATGCCCTGCAACAGATTAAGCGCCGCTTGTAATATAGGCGGCATAATCTTATCAATCAGCGCCGGTATTTGCGGAAGCACACCGGCAACAAGCTTTGGTATGCTGTTAGCAACAATTTCGATCCTTGGCAATATGTTTTCAATAACAGTTATGCCGCTGTCAATAACATTCGTAAGCAAGGCATCAAAATCTTGTGTATCATCCGCCATACCTACAAGCAGATTTTCCCACGAAGCTTTAAAAGAAGAAACCGAACCTTGAATTGTGGTTGACGCTTCCTTTGATGTTGTGCCGGTAATATCCATTTCGGTTTGGATAACATGTATGGCATCAACAACATCTGCATAGCTGCTTATATCAAACTTTTGACCGCTTAACTTTTCAGCATCCGAAAGAAGCCTTTCCATTTCTTCTTTTGTGCCGCCGTAACCCAATTTAAGGTTATCAAGCATAGTATAATTCTGCTTGGCAAAACCTTGATAAGCGTTTTGAATGGATTCCATTGAAGTACCCATTTTATTCGCATTATCCGCCATATCGGTAACGGCAACATTGGCTTTTTCGGCAGCGGCCGTAGTATCACCGTCAAGACTTTGCAACAATGAAGCTGAAAAGCCTGTAACAGTGTCCATATACTCGTTAGCGCTCAATCCTGCGGTCTTATAGGCGTTATTTGCGTATTGCTCAACAATTCCTGCGCTTTCCTTAAAAAGCGTTTCAACACCGCCTACAAGCTGTTCATAATCGCCGTATGCATCAATGGCTTTTTTCGCTAAAACAGTAATTGCACCTTCGGAGCTGAGTAACCCCACAGCCATACTTTTACCAAGCGTTAAAGCTGCGCTGCCGATTTTCGAAAACGCATTTCCGATTTTACTTTTGGTGCTTTCTGCCTTTTCCCCTGTTTCGTTAAGGGCGTTATTGGCATCATGATTTTTAATTGCGATGGTTGCAAATAGTTTAAAAATATCCATTTAAATCAACCTCCGCTTGGGCTGAAGCCCTGTAACATAGATTTTGAATTGTTAACCGTTGTTTCAAAATCATCTTCTGTCATTTTCGGAACGGCTTGTGTTTCGGTTACGAAATCCTCATAACTTTTTCCGTAGACCTTGTGAAGATAGAAATCCCATCTTTTATCATCATCGTAAAAATCCCATAATTCGGAAATCCCCTGCGAAAACTTGCCGTTCAGAATTAAGGTGTCAATAAAAAGAAAAGGACTTGAATATCTGCTGAATATCAAGTCCATAAATCTTATTTCACCTATTTGAAGAATTTTGAAACAACCTTTATAAAATCCGCCAATTCTTCCTTTTTGGAAAAATCAACCAACATATTAAGAAAATCAGCCGGGGGCATTTCACGAAGTTGTTTTTCTGTTTTATCGCTCACAGAAGCAAGAAAACGGAAAATTTCGTTTTTGCATTTTTCCATATTGCCGAGAACAACACCGATAACGTCAAATGTTACGCTTGCCCCAAGCGCCATTTTACTGTTATCATCAAGCTTGCCTTCTTTAAAAAAGGCAGCCACATTAGAGCCGTCAAAACAATCTTTAAATTCCCTAATTCCGATTTTTGATAAAATCGTGCAAACAGGAAAAATATCAGTTGAATTTAACTGTCTGAAATTATATTCTGTCATATTAACACCCCTTACTCAGCAACCGGGTAATAGATTTGAACCGGAAGAACATTAAATTCTTGATTTTCTTCATCGGGATCTGCCGAACATTCAAAGGTAGCCGCAAGAACACCTGCTTCCTTATTCTTGCCTTCAATCTCAAATCCCGAAGTACAAAGTGCATTGCCCATTATGACGATGATTTTTTCGCCTTTAAGGGTTTCACCCACAAAAGCGATATTTTCCCAATAATCGCCTGTTTCAATATCCGCCTTGGAAATGATTTTTGTAAACTTTACATCTTCTGATGTTATTGTTTTGCCGACGATAGCTGTTTTAATTGTGTCGGCCGAAAGTTCGGCAAGGTTGATTTCCATCTTTGCCGTTTCGCCTGTTTTCTTATCAAACTGCTTAGCTTTGACCAACACGCCGTCAATCTCAACAGTTGTTATTTCAGGAACATAACTGAATTTAGATCCACCTGAAGTTGCGCCATACAACGATTCCTCGAAATTCCAACCTGTACCTTCGGTATATTTCAGGTTTTTGTGGATAGTGCCTGCACCAAAAGGAATATTTTGCGGTGTTTTGGATGTTACGCCGTTTTTACCTGCTTTACTCATTTTTCACACTCCATTCTTGAATATTTAGTGTTATTTGTATTCGTTTAAGTTCTGCGTTTTCCTGCGGTATAAAATTTAAGGCAGCAAAGGTGATTGAAATACCGTTGCCGCCTTTTGTTATCGTTCGGAAATCCGCAAAATGATTTTTAATTTTTTCGCTTGCTTTCACCAATTCAATTACTGAACCCCTGCTAAAGCCGTCTACAGATACCGTGTATGATTGATAACCGTTTTCGGATATAAATTCATCTGCATCTGCACTGCCCACAAAATAAGGGTATTTAACAGTTCCTTTGTAGCGTTCAAATTGATAATTGATGTTCAATTTTTCCATTTCGGAAGAAATAACATTTAAAACATCCGTCATTTTTTGAACACCCCACCTACCGTATCTTCAAACAACTGCCTAATAACAGGTTTAGCATTTTTACAAGCATAATATAATGCCCTTGACGGCTTTTTGCCTCGTGTAAATACTTTTTTGTTATCGTCATTCACATAGAACCAACCGCCTTTTCTGCCGTTACCTTCAAGTGCATATTCACCTGTGCCGAACTCTTCCCAAATGGCATTTTCAAGCGGTGAACCAACTTGTACGGATTGATCACCACCCTTGTCAATCAATAAGTAGTCCCAAGAATTCTTTGTTTTGCCTGTTTTGACTCTTGTTAAATCTCTGACCTGACTTTTCAGGATTTGACCGGCTTGAATAAGAAACGCTTGGCATTGGTCATTCAGCGCTTCTTTAACAGCATCGGTGTTATTGATTAACTCAATCTTAAAATCATCCGCCATATGTATCACCACCTGTATATTTAAGATAGAATTCAATTTGTTTGTGCAATCCCATAGGGTCATCAATCAATAGAACATCGTATTTTTCGCCGTTGATAACAAATCTTGTATTCTCGCTGTTAATTTTTTCTTCGTTCCCCGTTTCGGTTTGAATCGTTATGCCGTTGTTATCAAGAATAACGCACCCGGTATCATCCCTTAAAATGCAAGGTCTATCAAAATTAACATAATCGCAAATGAAAATGTGGGTTGTTTCCTCGATTTTCGCATTAAAGGCGGTGTATTTGCTCTCGCCACCTGCATAATCAAGCCACCCTGTAATGCCTATAAGGTCAACCCACATTTGCGTATATTCGCCTATTTTATTTTTAACCGAGCAATCCAAAATCTGCAATGTGGCCTTTGTATTTCCACCAATCATGTCAAAACCTCGCTTTAATATACGGTTTTAAAAAGCCGAGTAACGCCACGGGATAACCCATAAGCGTATTTGAAGCATCTTGGTTGAAATATGTTACGGAATGGCGTGAAATCGTTTCAGACTGCACACCGACTTTATCCCTGTTTTCAATATCCCATTTCAAAAGGTTTACGCACCCTTCAATAACATCTTCGGGGTATTCAACCTTTGTTACAAGATTTTTATCACAGGGATATAAAGTACCACCACACCTTATACAATCGCTTATTTCGGTTATTTGAAATAAGCCCTTATTGATTGATTGTGTTATCTGCAAAGTATCACCAACGTTTAAATACGGACTGTAAGCAAGCAATTTGTTATCTTCGGAAGGTGCATAAAAGCGAACAGAACGGTTTTGAAAGTTATTATTTGTGTAACTTCTGATTGCCTTTTCTATCGCTTTCATTTTTCGTTCAAGAGAGGAATCAGAAAATGAAACATTCCCCAATTCCTTTCTTAATTCGTCAACATTGATAATCAATTAAACACCTTCTTTCCTGATGATAAAATTACGCCGTCTTAAATCTAGCGACGACAACCTTTGCCGCATTAGTGAGAGCTACACCGTAATACTTGCATGCGGTAACATCTGTAATCTGCTTTTTCGGGAACCATTCGGCATCAACCTTTGTATCTGCTTTAAGATAAATTGTAAGTGCCGGAAGTTCATCTTCTGTATAATCTGTTTCTTCACTGTCAGGTTCAATCTTAATAATAGGATTGAGATAATACGGGGTTTCAAGCGCATTGACCTTATCACCTACTGCAAGAGTATCTGCACAATGTGCCTGTACCGTTGCAAGGTGAAGCTTTGTCTCGGTTTCTGCGGTGCTGTCTGCTACAATAGTAATAGTACCGCTTGTGTTCTTAGTATAAAGATAAGAAACGACCTTGCGTGATTTCTTAACCCAAGCACCGGCTACCTTACCGATTGCGCCTTTAACTGCCACACCGTCTGTGAACTTATCGGCAGAAAGGAAATCAGGGTCAACAAGCATTTGTGTTTCCTGATCTGGATGAATGAAAAGAACCTTTTCAACTTCATCTTCTTCATCTTCAAACTTACCGTTAGCGGCAACAATGCCTTTATAGCCGATTGTTCCGGCAGAACCGTCATATGTATTGCTTGAAGTGTAAGCAGCCGCCACCAAATCACTGTCAACCTTACCGATAATGGATTTTGCAAGCTGTGTTTCGGCCTGACCTACGGGATTACCATAACCACTGTTAACAGCTTCCTGAGAAATGGAAACAGACTTCATTGCCTTTTTGATTTTAAACTTTGTGCTTGAAGCAGTAAGCTTTGTGGGTGTAATTTCGCCACCTTCGGCAATGTCTTCCGCATCGCCGATGTAGTTCCAACAAGGAACAGTTACACTGTCACCGGCAACGCCAACAAGTGTAGTATCAACCTTTGCATAAGGTGTGATTTTTGCAAGTGCATCAATTTTAGCATCAATCGCAGGTCCCATAACCTCAGGATTGATGATATCAGCCATAGTAGTTACTGACATTTAAAATACCTTCTTTCATGATTTCATAATTTCGTTGAATTTTTCAGGATCTTCCTGATAAATTTTGTTTCTTTCGGCGTAAGGCTTTGCAAGAAGTTCCTTCTTCGTCATTCCCTTATCGCCGCCGTCTTCATCAGGCAATTTCTTTTCGTCAATTTTGTTTTCTTTCGATGAAGTGAACTGTTGCGAAAACTGCGTTTTAAGGTCTTTGATGGTATCATCAATACCCTTGATTTTGCCGTTTTCATCAAGTTCAAGTTCGCCCTTTTGCTTAACCTTAAACGCCAAATAGTCAACATCCACCGCACCTGCCTGAGCAAGGGCAAATTTCAAAGCATTTTCGGTTTTTGTTACTTTCAGCTCTTCGTTTAAGGTTTGGATTTTGGATTCATATGCAGTAACTTTTTTCTGCAAATCCTCATCCGTTTTGGTTGCTTTTCTCAAATCCTCGATAACCTTATTGGCTGCACTCAATTGTGAAGCAATATTTTCCTTTTCTGTTTCAAGGTCGGTAAACTTATTTTTGCTTGTATATTCGCCTGAAGCTAAATTTGCAATTTTAATTTGCTTATCTTTGTTCGCTTCGTCTGAATTATAAGCATTTACTTTGTTTTCAACCTGTGAGAACAAATCATCACCGAGAATTGATTTTAAAAAGTCCATACTTTTCCTTTCACCGTTTCGTTTTTATGTGCGGTGTCTTCCGCTTACGGTCTGACAGTTTATATCCCATATCAGAGGGGTAATTTTTGACAGTTTATATCACTTATCAAGGTGTGAAGATATGAAAAAAGCACCTTGCATAATTGCAAAGTGCTTCATCAACTGTATTAAATTTAGGCATAAGAAAAGCGCCATACTACTGTATAGCGCTTAATTCAAAATTGTCTTAAAATCCAATTCGGATAAATCAATATCTGATTTCACATATATCGCATCAACTTCATAATCATTATAAAATTTGATTTTCTTATTGTTGTAAATGTATATTTGTACTGAACTATCATCAACATCAACAAGTAATTCTTCCTTTTTGAAAGAAGGAAACTTACTTTCAAACAAATTCAAAGCATTACCAAATACTCTATCATCAGCATATGGCAAAATTGTATAATCAAACATTAAATCACCCTTCCTATAACCCAAATGAACTATTTACATTCTTATTAGTCTTGGTTGCTGTTTTTAAAATATCAGCGGCAGCTTCTTCCTTTGTCATTCCTTTTCTTTGCATTTTATCATTTAACAATTCATCGAATGATTTTAGTGGACGTTCTTCCATTAACTTCTTTGCTGTTTTTCGATCAGACATCATAGCTCTTGCCCTGATTTTATATTCGTTTCTTAATAAAAAAGCCTCTCTTGCTTGTTGTTCAATTGGAGCGGTTTTGTCAATACGATCAGCAATCTCATTACAATTATCAACATACCACTGTCTTACAGATTTATTATCTCTTTTTATTGTACCATTGCCATTTAATTTATTCAAGTATTTTTCTTTAAATTCGGCGTAATTTTTACATTCAATAATTTCACCCGTAATGTTGTTACGCCGATATTTAAAACCGCCTTGCTGTGCATACCATCTCGGCACATCATCAAGCGAACAACGGCAGTTAATTACTTCCGCCGCTTTGCCTTTTGGGTCACCCGGATACATTAAACCGTTTGAAAAAGGTTCTTCAAGTTCTTTCCACTCTTTATCAACGGCAGCGTGGGAATCTCTTGTTTTGCCGTCAAGGGTTGCATTCCATTGCTTAACGGTGTCACATCCCATTTGCCTTGCACGATAAGCACAATTCAAATCAGCTTTACATTGCACACGATGCCCTTCCGTTCTTGCTATTCGCTTTGAACGGTTTAAATCGGCTGTTCCCCAATTACTGATATTTCTTGCAATATCAGCATATGCCATATTGGTTGAAAAGCCCCTTTGCAACTCCGATATAATATTTTTCTTCAAGACTTCAGTATTTTTACTTAACTTTTGCGATAATTTAAGGTCATCACCTGTTAGTTCGATAGTTTGTATCAATTCATCTTGATCTATGGGAATTGTTACCCCTTCACCGAAGCCCTGAAGATTGTAAACCGAACCGATAAAACCTTCTTCATAGCATTTTTGCAGATATTCGTTGATTGTTTTGAAGTTATTACCCTTTAAAACTTCAAGATAAGCCGATATTTGTTTTTCAAGCTGCTTTTGAAATTCAATACGATATGCCTTTGACTGTGTATCGGGCATTGCCTGCAATTCACGAATATTCTTTTTGATTTCGGCAAGTGCTTTTATGTAATTATCTTCGAGTTTCTTCAGCACTTCTTTTTCATTATCCAAAGTTGCCTGTGCAACCTCTTTTTGCCGCTTATTCATCAGCACCGCCATCGTCATCCGCTAAAGTGTTAACAAGCGCTTCACTTGCGGCATTTATGTTTGACTGTTCCGAAGGGATTTTATCTTTGATTTCCTCGTAGTCAAAATCCATAACATCACATATTTTCTTGATTACGGTTTCGTTATCAAGCTTTGCTGCCAAATTAAGTATTGTATTAACTTCAATTTGCTGTGTTTCAGCCTTTGTACGCTCGATTTGGGCGTTATCGGAAGCGTTGGTTATAACTTCAGGGTTAATGTTAAAATACACATCTGACACCTTATAGGCGGTTTGTTCGGATGTGTTTATTTCGTCAATAACTACCGTCACCAATTTTTTCAGAAATGCTTTTAACTTCTTTGCAAGCTTATTACATTTCAGATCAAGCAATGTGTATCTTGATTTAATTACCACATTGGTAATATTGCCGTCCCCAAGCTGTGAAGAATTAAAGCCCATACCGAAACGATAAATATTTTTATCGTCCAAATCAAGCTTCGCAACCCTTGCCTGATAAGGAATATCAACAGTGCGAATTTCAACATCACCGTCCGGGTCAACACCCACTACCTTTTTGGATTTTAAATTGAATTGTAGCTCGTCAAGATTATCACCCTGAAAACCTTTAACAACATGTAACGGCGTATCAAAATCCACAAGGTTATTAGACAAGGCACAAGCCATAATATCATAATCATCTATCAACGCTTTAATAGGTGCTAAATGATTCACTTTTTTCCTGTTGCAATCAAGCCTGAAGAACGGAATAAAACCGAAGCCGTCATAATATGTTGCAGGGTCATTTGGCTTTTTATATAGAACATGCGGCCTTGGATTTAAAGGTTCATCCTCATCAAGTTCAAGCTTACCTTCATCATCCGAAACATAATAATAGGTTTGATTATCGTCCCAAACCTGAATACGCTTGATAAACTCATTACTTTTTGCAATACGGTCTACATACCAATAAATCACATTGGCAGTGTTTGTATCTGTGTCTTTTGCCCTTACCTCAACAACACCCATAGCATCGGCAAAAGCGAAAGCAAGCCTTTGTTTAACGCTTTTGTAGCAATACATATAACCAAAGCCGCCTGTGCAACAATCAGTTAAAGTATCGCTTAATTCGGCAATAAATTCTTCATCAAAGTATTCATCAAGCTTCGCTTGTAATTCCGGAATATCAGAAGCCACAAGCGGTTCTTTGCCTGATAAAATATATTGCACACATTGATCTACAAGTTCAGTGAAGAATTGATGTGATATTTTAATGTTGCTTCGCATTTTATCTTCCTGAAGATTACCGTCTGCATCAAAGTAAAAAATACGGCTTTTCAGAATATCGTGTTTACCTTCATAGTAGTCTTGCCCTTCTCTTGCCAATGTTTTTAACCGGCTTTGCTTATCCTCATTTATCAGCTGCAATATTTCGCTTTCTTTAAGCATATTATCACCCCTAAATTAACCATTTGTTCTTTCTGATATATTGTTCAAGGCCGTAGCGCATTGCATCCATTAAGTGGTTAAAATCGTCAATCGGTCTGTTAAGCTTATTGCCGAATTTGTCCTTATCCCAAGTGTAGTTACTTATTTCTGTTAAGAAATTTACACACCGTGGATGAATGATGATTTCACAATCTTGAATCCATTGAATTCCGTTAATAATACTGTCTTTACCTTTGGTTGCACCGGTGATTCTCATTCCGTAACCCTTTAATTCATCAATACTTTTTGGTTCTGCTGAATCACCGGTGAACCTGTCTTTTGAATAACCCATCTGTGATAGGTTGTCAAAGATTTTTCTGTTTGATAACCCCTTCTGATACATTTCATCACAAACATAGATTTTTCTATTATCCACATCAACAAAGCCGATGAATGCAGCGGAAGGATCGTTGGTATATCCGAAGTCAAGACCGAATCCTGATTTCAAATCATATTTATTTTGAATTTCACGAAGGCTGAATTCTTCTTCTTTCCAACTCTCATAAACAAGGCCGTCAACAATACCCCATCCGCCTAATCCTGCAACAGCAAAGCGGCGTGGGTTATTCTTTTTCATAGTTTCAAAAACCTTTAAATCGGCTTTATCCAACCATTCGTTACACATATAGTTAGTTGTCATTGCCAAAATATCAGGATCAGGTTCACAATCAAAGAACCGTTTTTTAATCCAATGGTGTTCATTCCAAGGGTTGAAGGTCAATGTTATTTGTTTGAACAGCCCGTCCGGTACTTCACCACGGATGGATTCATCAAGCGTATCAAAATCAGCTTCAGACATAACCTCATAGGCTTCTTCAATCCACATCCAACACAAATAACCAACATCAACAGTAATTGATGTTACTTTTAACGGATCATCAAGCCCACGAAAATAGATTTTCTGACCTGTTGGGCGATATGTTATTTCAAGCGGTGATTCTTTAACATCCCACCATCGATCTACACCCAAACGCTTAATTGCCCATTTGAGCTCTGTGAAACAACTGTCTTTCAATGTTCTGTAAGTCTTACGAATAACAAGAAGATTTGCTTCCGGGTATTCCATCAATTTTTTGATATAAAAAAGGGCAGCCGTTTTGCTTTTCTTGCTTGCACGGCTCCCTTTCACAACTCTGTAACGCCCTTTGAAATTCCAAAAGGTTTTATATCCCTTACCAACTACATCAGGCAAGTATATTTTTTGATAGTTAACTTTCAACGCAACCAGCTTCTTTAAACGCCTTCAGCAGCTTTGGGAACTGTACTGCAATCCAATCAACCATTGTTTCGTCATGTCCCCATTCTTCATGTTTCCAATTTTCATGAAGACCCGATTCAAAAAGAAATGCATGAATGATTTCATGGCGCATAATTTTTCGCTGATATACCCCATAATCTTCAAGTTCGTTTAGCGAATCTTTTTTCTTTACAATAATCTTCTTTGATGTCTTATCACAATAGCCATCGCAATTTTTTAAATAATCATCTTCATCAATTGCCTTTTCGGCAATTGTGTATTTCGTTCCTAAAACATCAATCTTCAAGATCATCATCACCACCTATAACGGGTACTACCACATTTACATTCACACTGCTGTCAAAAGCACCTTGCATTTTTGCAAGCGTTGTTCCGGCGCTTATTACATCTTTTAGCGCAGGTCGCCGCTGAATGATTCGGGCTTTAGAAACACCCTTTTCCATTTCAACAACAACTGTATCTTCTGTTTCTTCCATTCTCAGTATTTCTGTAAGCCTTTTTTGAACCTCGGAAGCATTAGCTATTTTTTCAGATGCCATTTCATCTGCTAATTCTGCAAGCCTTGCTTTAACCTTATCAGTTTTAAGTAATCTCGATGCATTGACTGCAATCGTTGAATAGTCAGTTCCTTTGTATCCTGCTTTTTTGTAAGATTCCGTTGCATTACCCGTTTTAGCGTATTCCAAGCAGAACCTTTCCTGTCTTATTGTCAATTTCACGGAATCACCTTCCTTTAAGCAAAATAAAAAGAACACCGAAATATTCGGTGTTCCTCTCACATTTTTTCTTCATTATAATGATATCACACTTTGTTAGTGTCATTCAATCCCAAATAGTGACAAAGTGTGTCATTTCATCCCAAAGGGAAGTTTTACCGCTTCAAGTGCTTCTTTATGTATTCGGTGAACCTGTTTTGAAGATAAATTCATTTCAATAGCGACAGCATCCCATTTAAGATATTGCAAATAACGAAGCTTCAAAACAAGTTTCTGATTGTTATCTTCAACATTGTTGATGACTTCCCTTATTTCCTTTTTTAAATCAACTAACCTGTTCACTTCGGCATCAATTAGTTTTTCAAGTTCAACAATTTTAATAACAACATTAACGAAGCTTGCATCTTGTTGTTTTGAGCCCGAAGGTAAATCGGATAATTTCGGTGAAGAAATACTTTCCGATAATGCCTTTAATTGTTCAAGCTCTTGAAGATCTGAATTTATAAGTTCATTCAAACGATATGCTTGCTTCAAATATTGCTTTGCAGTTATCAAATTTATCAT